CGGGAAAGTTTTAGAATTAAATTTATGATATGTGGGGAGCCGTAAAGCGCCACAAGTCAAAAAATGTTTTTGAAGTTCCAAATAGTGTTCAAAACGAGCTAGTTGATTGACAGGTCGTGGATTGGAAACATATTCGTAGTAACAGTCAGCGTACATGTCGTACTGCGCTGGAAATGGCAACTTAACGCTATCTCCATACTGCCACCCACTGCATATGCCCTCAATTTCCATCTGTGTGTCAATTTCTATTCCGTACAACCGCTGGATAATGAAGCGAGTGCTACGTGCCACTGGTAGGATATCCCAGTCGAGTGTTTGTGCACACTCTAGGATCTGTCCCTTGTACCAGCCCATAGCATTCTTCGCTTTTTCCGTTAGCAGAACACCTCTTCCCTTCAACACGGCAATGATTCTCTGACAAGCCGGTGCTATCACCGGGCACCCGTTGTATTGATACAGGGTGCTTAGAGCCTTTGATAAGAGAATCTCATCCTTTGTACTGGACTTAGAGCAAAGGTATTTTCTTCCAGCCCAACCAAGCTTCATTAGAGCTAAAGCAGGGTCGGTCATCACAACCAAGTTTTCAGGATCAAAAACCTGGCCGCAAAATGAAGCTTCTGTGATGTCAGGTGTGGAGCCTATCTTGAGACAAAAACCATAAGAGGCCATTTGCTCTGTTGTAGGCGTAATTTCAACGGGCACTCTAAACAGCCCATCGTCACCCTCCACGAATCCAGAAACTTCATCGGAAAAAATCTGGTCCCACGTGGCCCCCTTTTCATGCAATGAGAACATAAAAAGAACCAAGTTTGACCAGCCATTGCCCAATGACGTGTTCATCTCCCCACTCATCCGGGTCCCATCCAGTTCACAGTCAAATTGGTCAGCTAAATTAATGAAATTTTTACCTTTCACAAATTCAGCCCAAAATGACATGAACCGTTCGAAATCCACAGCAGGAAGGTCTTTGCACATAAAATTATACAAGGGCTCTTCAATAGCCCACATTATGTACGGTAAAAAATGCGCTTCAAAAGAAGTGTAGTCTGTATAAACATAGTTGGCGTTTTCCCGCACTAACCGGTCAAAGATGGCCCTGGGCCTATCCTTGACTGGTATATACTTTATAAACCAAGGCAGTTGACATACTACATGTTCAATTTGTGAGAACAGAGGTCCAAGTATACACTTAGACATGTCCTCGCGAGCATTTATGAGGCGTAAAGGTTTGGGTAAGCTGTAACACTCATCCTTACAGTGGCCCTTCACGCGCGTCCACTTTTTAATGCGTCGCCGCATTAGTTTGTTCCTTCGCCGTCTTCTTGGGAACGGCGTATCTCCCTGGCCATTGCAAACTCCATGTGTTGCCTCGCTGCGCGAGCACGTAGGGTTTGCCTTTGGAGGGACACTCTCATTTTTGCCAACTCGGCTTGCGCCCGTTGCTGTTGCAACCTTTCGAATTCCATCTCCGTAATAGGCACTTTTAAGCTGCTCTTTGCGCTGCTCTGAGTATCTGGTGGTGGAAAGCCAGGTTGTGAATGATAAATCACTTGTGTTTGAGAGGGGGGATAGGAGTCCTCTAGCTTGTAACTGCTTGAGGAATAATTGGGTGAATCTCCGGAGACGGCGTCGGACACAGCGCTGGCTGGGCGGGGGCCTGAATGCGAACCTTTTGGTACAGCCTGCAAGTAAGTTGACTGCGTCCTTGGGATCAGGACGATACATGCAGTGAGAATTGCAATGAAAAGCAAGAGCAGTAGCAACCAAAGCCCTATCGGCATTCCTTGGTATCTTAGGCCGCACCAGGAACCTTTTCTTGACCGGCGCATACCTTGTGGTGATGCTTGCATCATAAATTCTGTAGCCATACTGATTAGTAAGCTCGTCGTCTTTGCCCGAAAAATCGGGGTACTGACAGAGGTTATCTGACACGACGCAACCTTCACGGTGCATCGAGCCACACTAACTCCATCTTGAAGTAAAAGGTCAGGAGCCATGGATAGGTAATCACACCTTGATGCCAAGGTTGATAATCCAGGGTCCGTCGCGTTCACGGTTTTTCTTGTAACAAGTTCATTGTAGTGGGAACTACTTATCACATCTGATTCAACCAAAAGGTCCTGAATCAGGCCACATTCCTTGAGCCGCTTATAGATTTCGGGATAGTCTTCTTTAAGGACATCCGTTGCTATCGTCGTCGGGCCGACACGTAGGAATTTTAATCTGTTATCAATTTGCACATAATAACATAGTGTGTAGAGATCACCCAGCAGTGCTACTCTCGATCGATCCGGGAGTGGGCGGGAATCCGTTTCTGGACCATAGTAGGTGGTGGTAGCCCTAACTGTGAAAACAGTTGACTTCCCAGTCACAATAGAATGATACAGCACGTAACCGCTGAATGGAATTAAGGCCAATAAAGACCACTTGCTAAAAGCCTGGATCAGTATGAATGCAAACACCCACAAAAATGAAATATTGGGGGGTTTGAAGTCACGTGACCCAGTTTGGATACATCTGTAAACAAATATATCCGATGGCAACTTTTGGACGTCATAAGTGTCCACTGGTTTGAAAGAAATTTCCCTTGCCTCCAGCTCTTCCTCGGTTTCAGGTTGCCCACCTTTGGCACTACTGGATTGGGACGAGTCATCCGTATCCATAGATTTATAGGCATCCCTATCACCGAGGAATTTTTGGTTGGTCTCATCAAGGGACTGTTGAATGAGTTCCCTGTGACCGGCACCCCTAGGACGGTGTTGCCGTTTGACCCCCAACCGGGTCTTTTGTTTCTTGCCAAAGTTTTTGGCGGTGCTGCTCAGGGTCGTTTCCGGGACTGAGCTTTCCCTTGAAGATGTATCAAAGCTATTACGGCGTTTGATGGGACGTTTGGTGATGACTTCTTTGCCTCTGTCATCCTTAGAGGTCTTCTTCGCAAAAATATTGGCGAGTTTATAATCTTTGCGGTAGCTTTTAACTCATCCACTACCGCGCATAACTTTTGGCTTAGTATTCCTCATACTAACGGGCGCCAAGACCTAAAAAGGTCACCCGTGTTGATACCGATCACGGCGGGCATGCAGAAAGTCAAACTGACAAAGCCCTATTAATCCGATGATGAAGCATTTTTATTTGCGTTTAATGCTACAATCGTTACCCTGGAATTTGGTTAAGTCCATTCCTTGGACTGTACTGACCGCTGTTACCACAGATAGTGACGTTGCATTTCAGTAAACTGAAACATGAAAGGATCACTTCCACTAAATGTGAACGGACAGGGTGGAGATCTTTTTGATATCCCGACGCTACAACCATGTACCGGGGAATATTCAACGTAAATCACCCTGCTTTGCTGGTGACT